CCGCAGCGGGCGCACGATGCTTGCGCCCGTCAGGTCGATTGCATAAGGGCGACATGCGCGGACGAGCAATCGTCGCTCGGCGCCGCGGGTGTAGCTCAATGGTAGAGCAGAAGCTTCCCAAGCTTACGACGAGGGTTCGATTCCCTTCACCCGCTCCACGGCAGATTTTAGCCATTTTTGCCACCTTCCACTAACTTCAAAGGCGCGCCGCTTGCGGTAACGGTGCGGTAGAACGCACCGGGTGCGAGCGCGCAGATCTCATCGATGATCGATTCTGTGGCCTCGAGAGCGAGGCCGTAGTTCGCGGGATCAGGGATCGCATAGATGTCGCTGATGCTGGTTTTCACGTGCCCCAGCATCATCTCGCCCTGCCGCCAGTTGGCCTCGCCGATCCGACGGCGGGCGAGCGTGGCCATGGAACGGCGGATCAGCTTGATGCCTGCCTCGCCGCGCTCGGTCGGCATCCCGATCTTGCCGCGCATCTTGTCCCACGACACACGCACCGTCGTCACCGACATATACTCGGCGCCCATCTCGTCGAGGAACGGCGCGAACTGGCGCGCGATCGGCACCCTGCCCCGATACTTGCGCGTCTGGCGCCGGCCGGGCGGGTTGAGGTCGAGCACGCGCGCCTCTGCAATCCACTGCCCGGCCCGCAAGTCGAAGATCTCCTCCGGCCGCGCCCAGGTCGCCACGGCAGCGCGTAGATAGGCGAGCAGATGCTCGCGCTCCGGGATCTCCATCGCAAACCGGAACATGGCAGCGAGCATGGGCACGTCGGCCCGGTACCGCGGTGACACCGCAACCGCCTTCGGCTGCTCGGCCTTGAACTGTGCCGCCTGCCCCGGCGTCGCGTTGATCGCGGCGGCGAGCTGGCGAACGCATCCTTCGATGTGACCGAGGCTGCGAGCGCGCGTGAAGTTGCCGTTGGGCGAGATGACGGGCTTGGCCGCCAGCCATTTGCGGTATGCGTCGATCCAGCGGACGTCGATCGCCGCGCACGTGACGTTGAGGTCCGTCTGGGCGATGTACTCGACCGCCAGTGCCAACCGGCCGCGCGTGGACGCGTAACCGGCCTTCTCCTCGCTGAGCAGGAGATAGTCCCGGATCGCCTCAACCACCGTCGGCGAAGCGTCCCCGTCGAAGGGACGCCCGCAGGACTCGCAGAACCGATGTCCGGTAGCGGTCAGGTACTTGCGATCGAGGGCGAGCTTCGCTTCCCCAAGATCTGATGTACTTGCTGAAGCGCTTCGCTCGCGTCCGGCCTCGGCGTCGTACCAGACGATCTCGAGGTTGGAGCGGCCCTCGCGGGCGATGAGCTTGAAGTCTCCCCGCTGATAGAGCGGCTTCGGGCGCTTCGTTCGCGGCATTGGTTCCTCTGGTGGTCAGCGACGGCTGTCCGGAAAGTGTCGATGGCACCGGTCGAGACGAGCAAGTCGAGATCGGCCGGACTGAGCTGGATGGAGCGCCCCGTCTCGATCTTGCGAGAGAGGCGCCGGTCCAGATCGGGTAGTGAGGCAGCGGCGCCCATCTCACATCACCCCTGCGCCGCGACCGCGCCAGGCTTGCGCCCCAACCCGATCTTCTTCGCCATGTCCCGGCGCGCGTTCGAATAGCTCTCCGCCACCATCGGGTAATCCGCCTTGAGGCCGAACCGCTCGCGATATGCTTCCGGCGTCAGGCCATGCCCGGCAAGGTGCCGGCGCAGCGTCTTGTACGGCTTGCCGTCGATCAGGCTGATGATGTGATCGGGCGAGGCGACCGACTTGCGGACACTTACCGCCGGCTCCCACGGCTGCTCGGCCGCGGGCGCCGCGCCGGTGACCGGCTCGTCGCTACTCAGCGCTGCAAGAGCGGTGTGCGTCTCGTTGATCACCTTGGCGATGTCGCCGGCGTCGCCGCGAAAGTTCGGGTTGCCGACGAAGGCGGTGACGATCGCAACGGTGTCGGCGATGGCCATGTCGGCCTTGATCAGTTCGCCGGTGATTGCAGACATATCGTTCATGGTCATTTTCCCTCGTTGGTGATGGTGGTGGTTGGGAGGACAGTCGGTCACACGACGACCGTCACGCGCTCGGCGGCGCGCGTCACAGCCGTGTAGAGCCAGTTGGCGCGGGCATCGCGAAACGCGCCGCTCTCGTCGAAGACGATCACGCCATCCCACTGGCTGCCTTGCGACTTGTGGCAGGTGATGGCCCAGCCGAAGGTGAATTCCTCCCGCTTGCGCCGCTCGCGCCAGTCCAGCTCCTGCTCAGTGCCGCAGAAGAACTGTTCGAACACTTCAACGGTGAGCGGGTCGCGCTCCTCGTCCTGCGACAGCACCTCGATCGACAGCGCCCCGCCGAGGTTCTTCACCGTGGACGCATTCCAGAGCCCGCCGTTGAACAGGTGCTTGGTGCGGTTGTTGCGCAAGCAGATCAGGCGATCGCCCATGGCGGGGTGCCATGGCTGGTCGGCGCCGGCGAGATCCTTGAGCGCGCGGATGCGGCGGTTGAAGGTGGTGCGCGAGCGGTTCAGCCCGCAGATCAGCTGGTCGGCGCGCAGCACGTGCGCGGACATCTCATCGCGATCGACGCTGCCGTTCCGCAGCACCAGGCTCTCGCCATAGGCGCCGGGCACGAGGCGACGGCCTTCGCGAATGTCCATGCTCATGCGGATGATCGGATTGTCTGCGGCCTGGCGGTGCACCTCGGTCAGCATCACGTCCGCGGCCGCGTTGATGAAGAACCCTTCGTCCTTCACCGGCGGCAGCTGGGCGGGATCGCCGAGCACCAGGACGCGTGTGCCGAAGCTCAACAGGTCGTTGGCCAGCTCTTCGCCCACCATCGAGACCTCGTCGATGACGAGCAGCGCGGCGCCGGCGAGCGCACTTTCCTTGTTCAGCTTGAACTTCGCCTCGCCGGTCCGCGAGTTCGTGTCGACCTGATAGATCAGCGAGTGGATGGTGGAGGCGTCGTCGCAACCCTTCTTGCGCAGGACGAGCGCCGCCTTGCCGGTGAAGGTGGCGTAGAGCACCGTGCCCTTCACCGTTGCCGCCAGTTCACGGGCGAGCGTCGTCTTGCCCGTGCCGGCATAGCCGAACAGACGAAAGACCTGCTTGCCGTGCTTGTCGGCCAGCCACGTCTTCACGTCGCGAATGGCGGCATCCTGCTGCGGCGACCAGCGCATGCTGTCGTCAGCCACGAAACATCTCCCGCAGCCGTGCGAGGAAGGAAGGGCGTGCGGTCCGGTCCGAGACGCCGGCCGCGCGATCGGCGGTGAGGTGGACGCCGCGCCAGTGAGCGCGAGCCTCGGGGCTGCCAGGGGCCGGACGCGCGCTCACCAGCGTGAGGCCCGGAAAGCAGCAATGGCGAGGGTGAGGACGCGCACGCCCTCAAGCAGGATCCCCAGCACGAGGCAGAGCAGCACGGCGGTACCTGCCCAGATCCAGAAGCCAGAGAAGATGTACTGGAACAGCTCCAACATCACTTGCCCCCCTTCTTCAGCCGAGCCTCGGCAGCGCTGAGCGCCTTGCGGCAAGCGGCAACCATGTCGGGATCGCTCATCGCCGCGATGTGCTGTTCGGCCTCGCCGACCAAGCTCATCAGGTCGCCCATCAGCTCGACCTTGCCGGCGCGCTCGATGATCTCGTTGGCCTTGGCTTCCTGCGGATCGACCTCGCGGCCATGTCCGTCGAGGTGCTGCTCGCCGCGCTGCTCGACAGCCCGACCCTCGCCATAAACCTCGCCAGTACCGGCGTCGTATGTTGACAGCTCCGGCATAGCTCCGCGCCGCGGCATTGGCGGCGTGACGTTGCGAGCGCGTTCCGGATCGACGTCGATATCGTCCGGGGTGAACACACCCAACAGGACCTCCGGCGCGTACAGCTTCGCCCATGCGCGCGTCGTGTAATAGGCGAGCTGCTGTTCGGGGTCCGATTTCCACAACGGCGAGTTGCGAGTGGTGATGCGGGAGATTGCCTGCGTCCGGATCTTCTCTTCGTTGGGATCGGCACGCAAATAGCCGGACACGGTGCAGCGCAGCTTCTCGCCCTCCCCTTCCCACCAAACCCGCAGGCGGCCCGAGAGCGCATTGCTCCCGTTCACGACCGCGTTGACGAGTTGCGCTTCAAATGCCGGCGGCGCCCCTTCCTTCGTGAAGTAGGTCTTATTGGCGACGGCGAACGGATCCATTCCCCACCGGCTGGCGATCATCAGGACCGCCATGCAGTCGCCGTCTTTCCCGCGCAGATGAGCGGGAACGAAGTTGCTGTTGGCCATCATGGCGGCGAACTGCATCGCTTCGCCCATGCTCTGGGGCAGGAACGTGGTGCGAAGTGCGCTTGTGGTCACGTCCGCGGCAGCGATCGCGACCAGCGACTGACGCTCCTCGCGACGCTGCTCGCGGTCGAGCGCCATCTGTCGAGCGATCACGTCCGGCACTGGAGCCTCGGCAGTGTTATTTGGAGCAGGCATCGGCTTCCTTTCAGTTCTGATCGGTTGAGGTGCCGGCATCGGCATGCGCGGCGCGGACGTGGTCGATGAGCCCGTGGCGGACCACTTTCTTCCCGCAGCGCGGACAAAGCGTCTTCGGTGATCCGGGGGCGATTGGGGCGGGTTTCAACGGCATCAACGGATCGCCGATCCGGTCGTCGGATAGATCCTGCAGCCCTTGACCTCGCGAAGCCCGTTCTTGGCGCGCACGAGAGGCCCAATAACCTTCTGAACGGCCTCGATCACCGCCGGTGACTTGAGAAACTGGTCGGGCACCTGTCGGATATTCTGAACCTCCACGTGCCAGGTCGTCGTCGTCGAGACAGTGGTTCCGTAGTCGCCACGCATCGTCGGGCGGCTAACCGGCGCGGAGACGAACTCCGGTTCGGGTTCGGGCACAAAGACCGGTTCGGGCTCGACCTCGACGACCGCGGCCTCAACGACCACGGCGGCAGCCTCGCGCTGCTCCCGCGCCGCACGCTCGTTCTCGATCGCCTGAAGGCGCTCGCGCTCGACCCGCGCCTCCTCGTCGGCGATCGCCTGTAGTCGCTGGCGCTCGGATTCTGCCGCGGCAGCGACACGGCGGCGCTCCTCATCAATGATGCGATGGCGCTCCGCCTCGGCAGCCCGTGCGATTTCCGCGAGCCGAGCCTGCTCAGCACGGCGGAGCCTCTCCACTTCAGCAAGGTACGCGTCCAGCTTCGCTCGGACGATCGCCCCGGCGCGGGTGGCCTTCTGGCTATACCCGTCGGCGCGAGCCTTGAGCATGCGCTGGGCATTAAGAAGCGGGCGATTTAGCACCTCTCGCTCGGCCTCGATGGTCTTCACGGCGGCGGCGGTCATCTTGATGAAATCGCCGTAGCGCCCGGCCTCATCCGCATTGGTGCATGGGCCGGCGCCCGCCGCCTTGGCCGCCATCGCGTCAATCCGCGCGATCAGCCCGTCATGGTCGAGCAGCGCCGAATCAAAATCCATCAGGATCGTTTCTTCCAGCGGCGGCTTGTTCGCTCCCATGCTCAACCGAGCGCGATCTGCTTCGCTCATGTCCTGGAATTTGGTCGCCACAATATATCTCCTCAGAAGGGCAATGGAGCTGTCAGGAGGTTGATCTTTCGCCGCGGGTTCGCCTGCGGGCTGTCGGGCGCGTGCGCCTCGCCCCAGCGCTGCATCGCCACGAGGTAATCGTATTCGGCTTGGTCGATCCGCTTGTCGGCATAGCGCGGCCACACTCGGTCTAGCGGGATCAGCTCGCCGTTCGCGGTCGCCTGCCAGCGCCAGGACCGGTCCAGCTGCTCGCCGGTCACCGGATCATGCGGCGGGCCGAACCAGATGCGGACGCCGACATAGACCCCGCCTTGCACGAGGCGGGCGCGATAAAGACCCGCGATCGGCGTGTCAGGGTCGAAGCCCTCCATGCGCACCGGTGCGTGGCGGTCCGAATAAACGAGGCCCGCGCGGCTCACGGGCGAAACCGATCGATCAGGTATTCGGCAGCAGCGGCAGCGCCGATGGTGATAGTGGCCAGCGCGATGCCCAACCCACCGCCAAAGACGAGCGTAACGGCGGTCGACATGGCTGCGATCTCATGCGGCGTCATCGACGCAGATCCCGCTCGACAACGGTGATGCCGGCGACCGCCATGACAGCATCGATCACCATCTCGGTGGAAGGCACAGCTTCGCTGATCTCCAGCCACCGCGTCATGTCCTCAGCGGACGAGCAGCAGTCGGGCACGAAGCCGGCGGCAGCGTTCACGGCATCAACTCGGACCTCTTCCAGCGCGATAACGCGGTGGCCGACGTACCGGGAATAATCCTCTCGGCGATTGCCGAACCAGGTGCAGGTGAGTTGCTTCTCTGGCGGCGTGCGCACGAGGCTCGCGAGCAGGGAGACAGCCGCTTGGCCCTCGCTCCACCTGCTCGCATCGACGGATTGCATGATGATCTCCCATCACCGTCTCACGTGCCGCAACTGCGCGGCAGGTCAGGTGATGGAGAACAAGCTAGATGCGCATACGCATAACGTCAATGCTGTTTATGCGCTTGTGCATTATTCGTCCGGTGGGATCTCGTCGGGGTAGAAGTCCTGGTCAGGTAGCTGGCAATATTCATCGTACTCGTCGCCCCGGCGGTTCGCCAAAGCCTGGGGCAGCACGACTGGCACTCCGTCAACACCAATCCTCGCGACCGCGCCCCAAGTCGACGTTTCTTGGAAAACGGCGAAAAGCTCGCGGCCCTCACGCATGAGTTTACCGAGCAGAACTGCCCGCTCCGAGGCGACATAACCGATCTGGAACTGCCTCGCGCTGAACACGGCGATAGCGTGCTCATCAAACTCGTTCTTTGGCTCAGGACGCAGCTCGAGCGCCTCGCCGGGATCGCAGAACGCGATCTCCGTCCGCCTGTTGCCACCATCCTTGTTCGGATAGGCGGCGCCAACAACAGCGACGCTCAGCTCTCTGCTGGGACGACGTTCTATGGTCGCCTCCGAAGGAGAAGAGCGACCTTTCCAACCATGTGTATGTCTCGGGGATCAGCCGTGAAAGAAGGTGCCACCTCCTTGTTGTCGGAGTTCACCTCGATCATGCGCTGTCCCTCACGCATAACTGGCCGCAGCCGCTTGATGTAACCCGCACCCGCGTAGGAGAAGGCCCAGACGGTGTCGCCGAGCGCGTTGTTGGTCTCGTTGCAATCGATCAGCACTAGATCATGCTCTTGAATAGTAGGATGCATGCTATCGCCGTGCCCGGTAACGAGCATCAGCTTCTCGATTGGTGACGACGTAACACTTCTGATGAACCCTTTGTTGAAAGGGACCACGGAAGTTGATGGGTAGTCTTCGATAGCCGTGCCGTCGCCCATCGCATATCGGATATCGACCTGCCGAATGTACACGATATCGTCTCTCGGTTCGGTGTCCTGTTGCTTAGGCGACCCTCGCTCTTCGAGAGCCATCACGGCGTACCGGAGCCAAGGAGGACCGTCCTCACCGCGACCCTGCTCAAACGCGTCGATTGCGTCCGCCGTAACCGTAGCTCGGCCACGCTCGCGCTTGATGATCGCGTGCGTTTCCTGAGCTGCAATCGCGTGTGACCAGCCCAATGCTTGTCGCGTGCGTTTGAAGTCCTCCCGGTCAGGACGAGGCCACTGATCGATTGGAACCTCGACCAAGGTTTCGACGCTCACGCCAGCATACCGGGCAATAGCGATGAGGTTCTCCGGCTTCGGCTCGGAGCCTTTCCCAAGCCGGCTGATCGACGGCTGGCTCATGCCGACTGCGTCGGCGACGACCTGTTGCCGCCCGGCCCTGCTCAACAGGGCGGCTATGTTTGCAGCAAGGACGGTAGTCATGCGTCACGCATAAACGGCACGATCCGCACCCGTCCAATGCGTGAGCGCATTCCGCTCTTGCCGATTGATGCGCATGCGCATACGTAGTCGATTATGACCGATGTTCGCGCAATCCGACGACAGCTCGGACTTTCACAGGGCCAGCTCGCCGATAAGCTCGGCCTGAACCAGTCCACGATCTCGCGGTTCGAGACCGGAGAGCTGCCCGTCGACGAGCGGACGACGCTCGCGCTTGACGCTATCGTCATGCGCGAGGGCGCCGGCGCGCACGTCTCCGCGGAGGTGGCGGCGTGATCCGCGCGTTCTTCAAGCGCCGCCGCTGGTGCGAAGCCTGCGCCGCTCGCCAGCAAGGCGACGACTGGCATCGGATGATCCGCGACGAGATCGCAAGCTGGCAGCCGCGCCTTGCTCCCGCGAAAGCGATTGCGCCGCAGAGCAATCACGTAGTCGCCCAGATCCGGCTCGAGTGCCTCAAGCTCGCCGTCAGCGGCAGCTACCTCGAGTTGGCTCCGTCCGATGACCCGACTGTCAACGAGTTCGCGCGCGCAGAGCGCTACGCTGCGTGGGTGTTCGGCCAGCCGGTCAGTCGACCCCATCTCTCGATGGACGAAGAGGTAGCGTTGGGCCGAGCGGCGCTCGAACGCGAGTTTGCACCTCTTCGCGAACCATCCGCCAAAACTCCTCCGTCTGCTGGAGGAGCGCTTGACTGATCGGATCGTCAGGGCTGTCGTGAACCCAACCTTCAGCGACATTGAGCTTGATGTCGGCGCGCGTAACTGCCGCTGCGATTGGGTCGGGTTTCGACATGCACTGCTCAACGACAATGTCGAAGACCATGATCCTGAGGAAAACTCGGATCGCGCGATCTTCGTCGTCTCTGTCCATCCGACGCTACTCTCTGTCGTTGCTCGCAACACGACAGTAGCCGGCACGGTCGGGGAGTCGATCCCCGGCGGCGAAGAGGTGGCTCGGAATGGAATGGGCGCGGCGCCAACGCCGCGCGGTTCAACGATTGGTGACGACCAGGAAACGTCTCATGGTCGGAGCGCTACACTATGAGCGCGCCGCAACTCCACGGCACGCCGCGCACCTTCACCGCGTCAGGCGCGGTTGATGCGCAGAACCGCATCGTCACACAGATCCGCGAGGAAGACGGCGCGACGTGGACGGACATGGGCCGCGTCTTCGGCAAGTCCGAGGATCGCGCTGCTGCATACGGTAACACCGCGTCGGCGATCGACTTGCCGACCTTCCTTTCGGGCTGCCGTGAATGGCGTGGCCGGTTCGCCGACCCGCTGCTCGCGCTCGCTGGCGGTCGGTGGGTCGATCTCGGCTCGGTGCCCGCGCAGGCAGAGCCCGGCGCCCTGCAGCTGGCCACGCTCCTGCCCGCGATCATGCAGGTCGAAGCCGATGGCGTGACACAGGCGCAGGAGCTGGTGCCGCACGAAGAGCTGATCCGCCGCGTGCACATGCTGACCACTCACTGGCTCGACATGATCGCGCTGCATCGCGCCGCGGGTGCTGAGTGATGCACGGCCTCGCAATCGCCCGAGTTGTGAACTTGGCACGCGCCCGGCGCCGGATGGAACAGTTGCGCCAGCACGCGGCGGAAGGCCACGAGCTGCGCGAGTCCGCGGAGGCTGTCGGCCTGAGCCGCAAAGGCGCGATGAGCCTGTTGCGCAAGTTCACCGGCTCGTCCGCCTGGCCGCCGCAGGAGAGTGCGGCGTGAGCACTGGCGTCCAGCTGATCCACGGCGACTGCCTCGACGCCCTGCCCCGGCTTGCCGAGGATGGCGTGCGCGTCGATGCTGTCGTTACCGATCCACCCTACCACCTCGCGTCGATCGTCTCACGGCTCGGCAGTCCCGACGCTGCACCGATCCAGTCAGGCGCGACCGGCGTGTACGCCCGTTCGAGCAGCGGCTTCATGGGCCAGCAATGGGACGGCGGCGACGTCGCGTTCCGCGCTGACACATGGCGGAAGGTGTTCGCAGTTATGCGGCCCGGCGCGCATCTGGTCGCTTTTGGCGGCACGCGAACGTATTACCGAATGGCAACTGCGATCGAGGACGCCGGGTTCGAGATCCGCGACCAGCTTGGCTGGCTCTACGGCACCGGCTTTCCGAAATCGCACAACCTTGCTGGCGAGCACGACGGCTGGGGCACCGCCCTCAAGCCCGCATGGGAGCCGATCGCCTTCGCACGCAAGCCGCTGATCGGCAGCGTTCCCGAGAACGTCTCGCAGTTCGGCACCGGCGCCATCAACATCGACGGATGCCGCGTGCCAATCGGCGCCGAGAAGTTCGATGGCGGTGGCCAGAACCGAAACGGCGTTCGCCCCGACACCCACAATGAAGGATGGCGCCGGCCGTGGATGGAAGATCCCGCAGCCGTAGCAGCCCACCAGGAGCGGCTGAATGCCGGCGTCGAGCGCGCCCGCGAACTTGGCCGGTGGCCTGCCAACGTCCTGCATGATGGCAGCGACGAGGTTCTTGCTGCCTTTCCGCGAACGGCATCGGGCGCAGCGGCGGTAAAGCGGGCCAGTGGCGCCGATGTCGACGGCAATCGCGGCTCTGCCCTCGGTGCAGAAAGCCGCCCCGCCGGCACCCAGATGATCGGCTATGCCGACGCGGGGAATGCATCCCGCTTCTTCTACTGCGCCAAAGCCACCGCCGAGGACCGTGCCGGTTCGGAGCATCCGACGGTGAAACCGATCTCGCTGATGCGCTGGCTCGCCCGTCTGATCTGCCCGCCCGGCGGTCTCGTCCTGGACCCCTTCGCCGGCACCGGCACGACTGGCGCCGCGGCTATCGCCGAGGGCATGCAGGCGCTGCTGATCGAGCGGAGCGACGCCTACGCCGAGGACATCGCGCGGCGCTTCAAGAGCACCGTCGCTGACCTTTCCATCCATCCCGTGCGAGGCCGCGAGCCAACCCCGCCCTCTGCCGGCCCATTGTTCGGAGCAGTCGCATGATGGCACACGCCCGCCTCACCCAAGATCGCATGTTCGACTGGATCGAGCAGTGCCTCGACACAGGCGCTGCCCTGCCCGGCGACGACGAGATCTGCAGCCGCTTCCAGCTCACATCGTTGGAGAGCGCCCGCACCCTGCTCGCGGCGCTTTCCGACGCTGGCCGCATTTCGATCAAAGGTTTCGGCGAGACCCGAGTGATCACGCTGGGCCGGAAGGCAAGCGCGCCGCTCCCCGTAGCGCGTCCGACCCGATCGGTGACCAAGCCGCTGCTCGAGATCGACGAGGACGAAGCTGCCGCGCGCATCGCCGCGATCGTGAACAGGCGCCCGCCCGCGTCAGCGGCGAGGACCATCCTGGCGTCCGCCGAGCAGCCCTCCCCGCCGGCCCGTGAAACGAAGGAACCGCCCATGCCGCAGCCAGACCCCGCGCTCGAATCGGCGCCTGATTACGCCTCGCCCAAGCAGATCAACATCAAGCCGCAGGGCGAGCTGTTCACGGCCATCGCTGCTTACGCGACCGCGCACGCCGTAAGCCTTGGCCGCGCGGCGCTCGACCTGATCGGGCAGGCGGTCGATCGTCGCACCGCCATGCTTGCTGCGCCGATCGACGCCGTGATTGCAGAGGCGCCACCGTCTTCGATGGGATGGGTCGGCACCGATGACGAGATCGCCGACACTATCCATAAGATGGTCGACGAACTCGTCGCGCGCGCTGCCGTGCCGGACGTCAGTGCGGAACTGTCCACAGCCAACGCCACGATCGCGACCCTCACCGAGCAGCTGGAATCGTCCGAGGCTCGGCTGGCCCAAATCCGCCAGGCGATCGGCGCATGAACGTCGGCGGTTCAGTCCAGCAGCGCGCGTATCGGATCGCGCGGCGTGACGGTGCCACTCTGATGACGGCAGCCGCCGACGCGGGGATCTCGATCGGCGAGGCACGCCTGCTGGACGCAGAGGACCTGCGCAACCCCCCACCCCCTGAGGCCTACGAGCCTCTCCCCACCGCCGCGCCGGTCGCGGCACCCCAGCAGAAGGAAGACGAGATGGCGCGCCCGAAGAAACAGGCCGTGATCGAAGAGGTGCATGCACCCGACTTCGCACTCGCGGTCAGGTTGTACCGCCAAGACATCAAACCGGCTCAAGCCAAGATCGGCGAGTTCGCGCAGGAGCAGTCCACCGCATACAAGGCGATAAAGAAACAGGCGAACATTCAGCCGCAAGCTGCGAAACTGGCGTTCAAGCTCGACGACATGGAAGAGAGCAAGCGCGACGACTTCTTGCGCTCGTTCAACGGCCTCCTGAAAGAGCTGAATATCTTCATGCCCGTCGACCTGATCGACGTGGCAGAGGGCAAGGGAACGACGACCGACAACGTCGTGCCCACGGGGAAGCGATCGCGCCCGCGTCTCGCAACCGTGCCAAACGGACCTGCGGGAGATCAGGATCTGGTCGACGCCGCGGACGGCATCGCCGATGGTCAGCACCAGGAAGCGGCGGAGTAACGCCGATGCGCATCCTCGCCCTAGATCTGAGCAAGCGCTCCGCAGGTTACGGCTGCTGGGGCGAGGATGATGCTGTCGTGACATCCGGGGTTTGGGTGCTCGGCAGCGAGTACACGAGCATGGGGCGGACATTCTGCAATCTCCACGAAGAGATGTCCGGCCTCGCGTCGCTGGGTGCGATCGACGCGATCTTCTACGAGGAGCCGCTCAACCCCGGCCCGCATGCGGGCATGACGAACGCCGAGACGATCAAGGTCCTGAACGGCCTCGCCATGCACGCGGAGTCGTGGGGTACGGTGATGCAGTGTCGGATCATCCGCGCCGTCAACCAATCCTCCTGGCGGCGAAGCTTCCTTGGCAAAATGCCGCGCGCAACCAAATCCGCGCAGCTGAAGGACTATGCGATGGTGCGGTGCCGGCAGCTCGGCTTCAAGCCGCGCAAGCACGATGAAGCCGAGGCAATCGGCATCCTCGATTATGCCTGTGAAACGCTCGACATCACGCCGCCGTGGCGCGCCAACGAGGTGCTCCGCCCCATGCTGGCGCTGCCATGAACGTCGTCGCCCTCCCCACTCGGCTGACCGTCGATGACTTGTGGTGTCGCTACTGCGCGCTGGTTCACCAGATGCAGGCTGACCCCGAGCTGCTCGCCAATCTCGCCCACAATCAGGACATCGCCCGCAGCTGGTCTGCCTGGCGCGACGCCTTCCTCGCCTCGGAGCGCAAATGCTGATGTCCGCGCCCTCACAGGCTGATCAAGGGCCACCCCGTAACGTCGAGACTGAGGCGGCGCTGCTCGGCGCGCTGATGATCGACAACCGTGGTGTCGACCGGGTCGCCGACCTGCTGACGCAGGACGACTTCTACGAGGCGACCCACGGACGCATCTACGCCGCGATCGTGTCGGAGGTGACGGCCGGCCGCCCCGCGAATCCGATCCTGCTCCGCCCGCTGCTCGAGCACGACGCAGGTCTGACCGAGCTTGGTGGCCCGTCGTATCTGGCGCGGCTGACCGGCTCCGGTGCCGGCCTGATCGGCACCACCGACTTCGCCAAGCAGATCGCCGATCTGAGCAAGCGCCGTCGTCTCATGATGCGTCTCAGCGAATTGATCGACGCCAGCCGCGACAGCGCACGGATCGGCACCCCGATCGAGGCGCTGGTCGACACGATCGACGAAGCGATGACGGAGGCGCTGCAACGCGATCACGTGTCCAAGGGGGTCTCCTTCGATCGCGCCTTCGACAACACGTTGAAGGAGATCGACGCCGAGGCCCGCGGCGATGCGCCGACCGGCCTGAAGGTGCACGGGCTGGACGACTGGAACGAGCTGACCGGCACCATGCGCCGCGGTGAGGTGGTGATTCTCGCCGGCCGTCCCAGCATGGGCAAAACGGCGGTCGGCCTCTCTGCCGCGCTCGCCGCGGCGCGCGGCGGTCATGGCACCCTGTTTGTCAGCCTCGAGATGTCGGTCGCCGAGCTGACGAAGCGCGCGATCACCGACACCATCTTCGAATATGGCCAGTCCGCCAGCTACGACCATGTCCAGCGCGGCAAGTTCACCGCTTTCGACCAGGACCGCATCGCCGAGATCCGCCGACAGATCGCCAGTTGGCCGTTGATCCTCCACGAGGACGCCGGGCTGCGCATCGGCCGCCTCGCCATGATGATCCGCCGGTACCGCCGGCAGATGCACGGCAAGGGCAAGACGCTCGATGTCGTGTTCATCGATTACCTCGGTCTCGTCCGCGGCGACGGCAACAAGCAGAAGCGGTACGAGGAGGTCAGCGAGGTCAGCCGCACCATCAAGACGCTGGCCCGCGAGCTCAACGTCGCGATCGTGCTGCTCGCCCAGCTCAACCGCGAGGTCGAGAAGCGGGAGGACAAGCGCCCCCAGCTCTCCGACCTGCGCGACAGCGGCGAGATCGAGCAGGACGCCGACACGGTGCTGTTCGTGTACCGCGAGCAGTATTACCTCGAGCGCAGCGAGCCCGACCAGCACGACGACCGCAAGCGCGCCGCTTGGGAGACCGCCATGGACGCGTGCCGCGACCGGGTGGAGCTGATCAGCGCCAAGGTGCGCAAGGGCCGCATCGGCCGGCGCAACTGCTACTTCTTCGCCTCGCACCAGGCTGTGCGCGGATCCTCGTTCTTCTCTTCGGGCCGCCGCTGATGACGGCCGAACCTTGGTCCAAATGGTTCTGGACCGATTACGAGGCCGATCCCGGCCTCCGTATGAGCAGCCTAGCCGCACAAGGGCTGTGGATGCGTATGCTGTGCCTGATGGCGAAGGCCACCCCGAAAGGCGAACTCAGGGTGGGCAGCGAGCCGTGCACCATGGCTGACCTGGCGATTTACGTCGGGCAGCCTGAGGAGACGGTAGCTGCCCTCGCTGAGGAACTGGAACGGAGAGGGGTTTATTCGCGCACCAGGGCAGGCGTCATCTACAACCGTAGGCTGCGAAAAGACGCCGAACTTTCGAAAAAAAGAGCGAAAGCAGGCGCGAAAGGGGCTGCTGCTACAAATCTGAAAACAAACAGGAATTCAGATTTGCCGCAGCAAAACGCCGGCAACGGCTCCGGCAAAAGTCCGGCCCCAGAAGCCAGAAGCCAGAAGCCAGAAAGCCCCCTACCCCCAAGAGACGGACCTCCTCCGGATCTCGCGGCGGTGATGAAGGCTGGACGGTTCGTCTCACCACCCTCGGACGCATACCTGCTCCGGGAGTGGCTGGCGCTGCCCGACGTGAGGCTCGAGCGGGATATCATCCCGGTCGTCCAGCGCGTCGCAGAGAGCGAGATGCAGCGGAGCGGTCGAGCGCCGTTCAAGCTGAAACTGTTCGATGCCGCGGTGCGCGAGAAGGTCGCGGCCGATGCGGCGGAGATCGCCCGCCTGAACCGGATCAGTCAGCGGATGACGACGCAATGAGCCGGCTTGGATCATCGCTGGGCCGGTTCGCCCACCTCAACCACGAGCCAGATCCCGACGCGGCTTTCAGGGCCGCCCGGTCGGCCTGGCTCAACACCGGCATCGTCCTGATCAACCCGGAATGGCTGACCAGCTGGACTGATCGAGCACAGGCCGAACTGCTCGCTGAGAAACTCTACGGGAAGCGCAAGGGAGGCGCGAGCAAGTCATGAACCGGGGGGAAAAGATCACTGCGGCGCGAGAGCGTGAGAAGCGGCGCGTGGCGGGTTTGCTCAAACGCGATCGGACCGATGCGAAGGCTGACGAGCGCCGTGTGGCGGCCCAGATCGAGGTTGAGGAGGGCGTGTTCGTCAACCTGACCGACGCCTCGGACGGCCCGACGCCCGAACAGCTGACCAAGGCCGAATACCGCCCGTTCACGGTTGAGGGCCGGGACGGCACGGTGCGCGACAGCAAGGCGATGAAACGCGTCATCCCCGATCGCCTGATCCAGCTCTACAACCGCGGTGTGCTCGACGACGACACGTTCCCGGCCTGTGCCTGGTATCGCAAGGCGTGGGAGGAGACCGGCCTCGGCATCACCGTGTCCGCCGGCAGCTACACGCCGGTGATCCGCGGCGGTTCGCCTCGCCGCGATCACCTGCCCAAGTCGGCGATCGGCTGGGAGGCATGGGAGGATTACCGGCTTGCTCGTGACGGCATCCCGCTGCCGTTCCGTACCGTGGTCGACCTTGTCGTGCTCGACAACGAGACGATCGAGGATGCCGCCCGCAAGGCGCGCATCGGCTTTCGCAATGCCTCCGCCACGTTCCGGCATGGCGTGTTCGCGCTGCACGCCGCGATTGGGCACCTGCTGCCGGTCCGCCAGCTGTGATGATTTTCGTGTTGACTTCCCGACAGGGAGAATCGATAGGGGATGCGTTGTGTGGAATTGCGCCCGGAGCCGAACGGCTGCCGGGCTTTGTTGTAACTGCGGCACTTCGGCTTTCCTGACATGCCCCGCGTCGCCGCTGACCCCAGCGCCTATCTCGACCAGTTGACCCCCGCTCGCGCCGCCGCTGCGCCGGGCACGATGGTGAGTGCTGCCGGCCTCGCGAAGGCGACCGGGATCACGTGGCGGGTGCTGGAACGCTGGGCCGAAAAGGACACCAAGCTGCCGGTCGCGCAGCGCGGCGCTCATGGCACGAAATGGCAATTCGACCTGGTCGCAGTGCTCGATCACCTGATCGCGTCGGGTCGCAAGATCGCCACCGTGAAGGGGCAGCGCTCGAACGAGGCTTCGCGCCTCGCCGGCATGTCCGAAAACGCATCGATGCCGCTGGTCGATTTCGGCGCCGAGGCTCGAGGTGCCAAGGCCATCGCTGAGGCGCGGCTGATGACGCACCGGCTCAAGCGCGAGCAGGGCGAATACATCCGCGCTGACCTAGTCGGCGCGCTGCTCAACGACCTCATGGGCCTGATGCAGTCCGAGACGCTGGCGATCACCGCCAGGATCGATCCGGCCGGCATGTGGCCAGCCGAGCACCGCGCCGATGTGGAGGACGAGCTGCGCACCGTGCTGATCACCGTGCGCGATCGCTGCGACGCGCACCTTGCCAATTGGAGAAACAATGGAGGGCTTGGCCGAGCTTAGATCGGATCTCGACCGACTGAGCCGGGACGGGTTCTGCGCCGATATCGTCAAGATCGCGCGCGAATCGCTCACCCTCCTGACCCCGCCAGAACGCATCTCCACTACGGAATGCGCGACCCGCTTCCGGAAGCTGCCAGCCCCCGAGGGCAAAGGGACGATCGATTGGTCGCCCACGCTCACCCCGTACATCAACGATATTCAGGATCTGCTCGACGACCCACGCGTCGAGATGGTGGTGGTGATCAAGCCGGGCCGCGTCGGCGGAACCGTGGCGGCTGAGAACTACCTGTTCAAGCTGATGAAGTTCGGCCCGCTGGTCGATGTGCTCTGGTACCTGGGCGCCGGCTCCGAAGTCGACGCCTATGTCGACAACGTCGTCACGCCGATGTTCGAGATCCACCCTGATCTGAAAGCGAAGATCGGCAAGGGACGCAGTGACAACAAGCTGGCGTTCAAGCGCATCAACGGGCGCCGGCTCGCTTACCTGCCGGTCAATCCGAGCACGATCACCAACCGCCAGGCCGGTTTCATCGTCGTCGACGAGATCGACACGGTGCGCCCTCGCCTGCGCGGCACCATGGCCAATCAGGTGAAGATCCGCGGTCGGACGCTCGGCTCGCGCCGGAAAGCATACATCTGCAGCCACCCTGACGCAGGCTGGAACAGCGGTGTCGGCGCCGCCTACAAGGAAACCTGCCGATCGATCTGGTGGTGGGAATGTCCGGAATGTCGCTGGTGGTCGAGCCCGGCCCCGCCGGCGAAGCACCGCATGGTCCTCCACTACGACAGGCTCGAGGGTGTGACCGACGACGAGTATCTCGACCGCGTCAAGGGATCGGCGCGCCTGCTGTGTCCACATTGCGGCTCGCTGCTCGACGACACGGCCAAGGCGCACCTGCTCGCCAACCGCAAGTTGGTGTTCGAAGGCCAGACCATCGACGCCGAAACCGGCGACGTGACCGGCGAGCCGCGCAGCATGACAGCGGTCGGTCTCTGGATCCACGGCACCATGACGCCGTTCGTGAAGCTGGGCGAGCTGGCGCGCAGCTACGAGACGGCGAAGCTGCACTTCCAGCGGACCCGCAAGCCGGAGAAGCTGCGCGAGGTCACGTCCAAGGAAATGGGCGAGATCTATGAAGGCGGCGGCGCCGGTGGTGCCGATATTGCGCCCGAGCGGCTCGCCGAGCGCGCCGGTGACGCGGAAGGCTTCGCCGTCGGCACAGTGCCGGACGGCGTATTGTTCGTCACCGCCTCGGTCGATCCCGGCGGCGCCAAGTTCGACGTTGGCTTCTGGGGCTGGGATCTCGAGGGTCGGTCCTGGCTCATCGACCGCATGACGCTCAAGCAGCGGCGCTGGCCCGATGGCCGGCTCCGCGACATCCGCCCGGCCGAACGCATAGACGACTGGAACCTGATCCGGACGGAGGTGCTGAACCGCAAGCTGCCGCTCGCATCCGACCCCGACATGGCGCTGCCCGTTGCGGCGGTGGCGATCGACAGCGGCGACGGCAACGTAACGTGGAAGGCCCGTGAATTCGCCCGCCGCATGGCTGTTGCCGGCTATGCCTGGGGCAAGGGCGCGAGCCGGTGGGAGCGGGTCCGCCTGATCAAGGGCGCGAAGTCGCCTGCCGCCACCGAGTTGCCCACCTCCGGGCGCCGCGTCAGCGTGGACGAAGAGGGCCGCCCGGTCGCGCCGACGGTGATGGAATTCGACCTCGGCGTGTACAAGCTGAAGTCGCAGGCAGTCGAGCGGCTGGCCGTTGCCGATGGCGGCCCGGGACAATGCTACTTCGCCGACGGCCTGCCCCGATCGACGTTCGCCGAATTCACCGGCGAGGTGCTCATCGATGGCACGTGGGAACGCCGCGGGCCGAACGAGACGCTCGATCTCTTCGGCTATGCGGAGGCGGTCAGGCTGATGCTCCGCCCCGATCGTGCGGACATCAAATGGAACACCCTGCGCCCGATCTGGGCGCGACCAGTGCGGATCTCCGGGGATGAGCCGGCCGCGACCAACGCAACCACCGAACCGGCGACGTCTGCCCCGCGCTCAGCGCGGCAGCGGCTGGCCGAACTCAACAGGAAACGATGATGGCCACACGAGAAGAGCTGGAGGCGGACAAGGCAGCACTGCGCGCCGCGCGCATCTCGCTGCTCGGCGGTCAGAGCGTGAAAGAGTATTTTCGCGACGGTCGCCGCGTCGTCTACCGCGACATGACCGCCGCCGACATCAAGTCGGCGATCGACGATATCGATTCCGATCTCGCCGCCTTGGCGGTGGATGCCGGCACCAGCCGCCCGCGCTTCCACGCGCTCAGCGTGAGGTTCAACGGGCGGTGACGCCTGTGACAGCGGGCGGGATGCCCAACGGCACCATCACCGCAACGGTCGCCGCGCCGAAGACGCGCGCCTCGGCTGGCGTGATGACGCTGACCAACCACGCCTATGTCGCCGGTGGCAGCAGCCAGGAGCTCGCCGGTTTCTACCCTGCCCTGCGCAGCGCCGACAGCGAGGTGATGCAGTCGCGCGACCGGATCGTCGCCCGCACGCGCGATATCGACCGGAACAACGGCCTGATCGCCGGCGGCATCGATCGCCGCGTCGACGCTGTGATCGGGTCCAACATCCGGCTGAAGCTGAAGCCGAACTTCGCCGCGATCGGCATGTCGGCGGAATGGGCGGCAGCCTGGGCAAAGCAGGTCGAGTCGCTGTTCCGGATCTGGGCCAACTCGACCCGCTTCCTCTGCGACGTCGAGCGCCATCACCAGTTCGGCGGCATGATCCAGCTCGCCTATCGGCACTACGTGACCGACGGCAGCGCCTGTGCGGCGGTGATGATGATCGAGCGTGGTGGCCTGTTCAGCACCGCGGTCCAGATCGTCGACCCGGATCGCCTGTCGAACCCAGCGGGCAAGCCCGACAGTGCGCGGCTGCGCGGCGGTGTCGAGCTGGACCAATATGGTGCCGAGACCGCCTACCACGTCCGCAAGGCTCACCCGGGTGATGCCGGCTGGGATCTGGAAACCAGCAAGTGGGAGCGCGTGCCGCGCGAGGGACCGACCGGCCGCTCGCTGTTCGTCCGCGCGCTGAACAAGCGCCGCGCGCACCAGCACCACGCGATCGGCCGCCTCGCCTCGGTGATGGCGCGGGTTCAGCAGCAGCACCTCGCCGATAAGACGGAATTGCAGGCGCAGATCGCCAATGCCGTGTTCGGCCTGTTCGCTACCACGACACGCAGCTCTGCGGACATGGCCGCATCGATGGCGCCGGCCGATGACGGCAACGGTGACGAAGGGGAGCTGGCGCGCGCCGGGTTCTACGAGGAGGCCGATCTCACCTTCAACGGGGTGCGGGTTGCGGTTCTGCCGGACGGCGACGACCTCAAGACGCTCACCGCCGAGCGCGCGTCGACCAACTTCGTCTCGTTCCAGAACTACATCCTGCGCGCGATCGCCTCGGCGCTGGGTATTTCCTACGAGCAGCTCAGCAACGACTGGTCGGGCATCAACTATTCCAGCGCTCGCACGCTGCTCAACGAGATCTGGCGCGGGTTCCTGGCCGATCGCCACCTGTTCACGCAATCGTTCTGCACCCCGCTCTTCGCCGCATGGCTCGAGGAAGCGGTGGCCCGCGATATGGTCGAGATCCCCGGCGGCAAGGCCATGTTCTACGTGTTCCGCGATGCCCTGACCCAATGCGAGTGGATGGGGCCGGGCCGTGGCATCATCGACCGCAAGAAGGAAGCCGAAGGCTCCGCGATCGATCGCGCCGGCGGCGTGTCCAACCTCGAAATCGATTGTGCCGAGCAGGGCCGCGATTGGGAGGAAGTCGTGTGGCAGGAGAAGCGCGAGATGGAGCAGCGCCGCGCCTACGGCCTGCCGATAGTTGGGGAGCCGCAGACCGCGACCGGCAATGCTGGTGGCGGCAACGACGAAGACGATCCCGACAGCGCCGACGCGCGCGAAACCGCCGGAGCTGAACGATGAGCCGACTAGCCCGCCTGGCGTCCAGCCAGCTGTTCAACGTGCCCTTGATGATCGATCCGGCCAAAGCCGAGGTGATCGTCGCCGCCTTGCAAGAGCGGCTCGGCGTCATGTCGTTCGAACGCATCGATGGCGTCACGCTCGACGCGCTGGATTTGAACGCCAGCGCCAGTGACGCGACGTTCCGCGGCCGGGCACGCGACAAGCTCTACCCGATCGAGGGCAACGTCGCCGTGATCGAGATCGACGGCACCTTGGTGCACAAATATGGGTACGTTGACCCAATGTCGGGCCTGACCGGCTATGATGGCATCGCGCAGAAGGCGCGCACCGCGATGGCGGACCGTGAGGTCAAGGCGATCTGGCTGGACATCGACAGCCCCGGTGGCGCGACTGCCGGCTGCTTCTCGCTCGCCGCCGAGCTGGCCAGCTACACCAAGAGTGAGGGCGGCAAGCCGATCTGGGCGTTCGTGAACGAGCAAGCCTGCTCCGCCGCCTACGCCCTCGCCTCGGTCTGCGACAAGATCTACGCGCCCGCCGATGCCATCGCCGGCTCGATCGGCGTCTATTGCATGCACGTCGACGTCACAGAGAGCCTCTCCAAGGAAGGCATCAAGGTCGAGATGATCCGTGCCGGCGAGCAGAAGGCGCGAGGCGGCCCCACCGAGACGCTCGACGATCGCACACGCGCGAAGCTGCAGAGCTGGGTCGACGAGACCCGCGACCGCTTCGCCGCGCTCGTCGCCGCCGGCCGGCGCATGTCGAAGGCAGCGGTGCTTGGCACCGAGGCCGACTGGTTCCCCGCTGCCGAGGCGCTCAAGCTGGGCCTGATCGACGGCGTCATGTCCGAAACCGAAGCCTGGGCGAAGCTCCAGCGCTCCCTGGCGCGGTCTTCCTGACCGGCCCTCACGAAAGGAAATTGCAATGCGTATCGCACTCGGCTCGCGCTTCGCGAGTCTAGGTAAGGAAGCTCGCGTCCTGACGGCGGCTGCCGAAAACGAGCTGCACGGCGACGATGTTGTAATCGTCGAAGGCGGCGGATCGACCGGCGGCACCAGCACGCAACATGCGGATGAACCCGATCCGGTGACAGATCCTGCCCCAGAACCCGACCCGGCGCCCGACGCCTCGGCATCCGAGCGCGCCCGTGTTTCTGCCGTCGCGCAGTCCGAACACACCGTCGGGCGGGAGCGCCAGGCGCTCAACATGCTCGGCACGTCAATGAGCGCCGAGGAAATCACCGGCTTGCTCGCGACCATGCCGAAGGGCGGCGGCGGGGCGGCCGACGCCATGCTCGAGCGCCTCACCAGCCAGCCGAACCCGGAGCTTGGAGCGGGCGACGACACCGACACCAGCCGCGCTAGCGCCGGTGATTTCTGGGCCAAGATCCGCGGTACCCGCGGCAGTTAAGGAGCCACACCCATGCCTGCCCCTATCAATTACGAGTTCCGCCGTTCGGGCAACTATCTCGGCGAGTGCGCCGGCCCGAACATGGTCAACGAAGAGATCATCGTGGCCTCGGGCCAGGGCGTTCTCTACCCCGGCCAGATCCTGGGCCGCATCACGGCGAGCAAGAAGTTCGTCGCGCATGATCCGGCTGGAGCCGATGGCTCGCAGACCCCCGCCGGCATCTTGTTCCACAAGGTCGACGCCACCAGCGCCGACGTCACCACGGTGGCGACGCGCCGCGGCCCCGCAACCATCAACGGCAACGACTTGATCCACAAGGGCAGCCTCAACGCGACGCAGCAAGCGGCTGCGATCGAGGGCCTGCGCGGCATCGGCCTTTCCGTCCTGCCCCAGCGCGCCTGACGCGCTTCTCCGCACAGAAGGACCTTTTAGATGATTACCTTCGACGTCTTCACCGACCCCTACTTCTCGGTCAGCAGCATGCTCGAGGGTATCGACAAGATGCCCTATGTGCCGACCGGGCTGGACACCCTCATCGGCTTCGAACCGGAGCCGGTGAACACCGACACCATTCAGATCGAGTTCCGCAACGGCCAGCTGAACCTGATCAACACCACACTGCGCGGTGCGCCGATCGAGATGGGCACCGAGCCGGCGAAGGCCGTTCGCCAGTTCAAGCTGCCGCGCCTCGCCAAGGGCGATCAGATATTCGCCCACCAGATCGCCAACCTGCGTCCATATGACGGCGAAGGGGAAGTCGAGACAGTCGGCAAGGTGCTGGCGCGCAAGCAGGACCAGCTGATCACCGATCTCGAGGGCACCGAGGAATTCCACCGTCTCGGCGCGCTAAATGGCGCCGTGTACAACCCCAACGGCTCGCTGGTCATCGACTTCTACTCGGAGTTCGGGATCTCGCAGCCGTCCGTGATCGATCTCGATCTCGACAACCCCACTCCGGTGCCGGGCAAGCTGCGCCGCGACATTGACGAGCTGATCGTCACGCCGATTGAGACGGCTAGCCTGGCAGGCAATGCACCGAACTTCGCCATCAAGGCGCTGTGCAGCGCGGCGTTCTTCAACCGCCTCGTCACTCATCCCGATGTCGAGAAGACGTACCTCAACTGGTCTGCCGCGGCCGACCTGCGCGGCATGAAGCGCTACGAGGGCTTTGAATTCGGCGGCGTGACGTGGATCCGCTACCGCGGCACCACGCAGATCGGCATCACCGCCAACCAGTGCAAAATCTTCCCGGTCGGCGTGCCGCGGATGTTCAAGCATGTGATGGGGCCGTGCAACGAGCGGTTCGAGACGATGCACCAGATGGGGCGTCGCTATTACCCGCTGCTCGTCCGCGACAAGGACCGCGACCAATACGTCCAGCCGGAGATCTACTCCTATCCCGGCTTCCTCAACCTTCGCCCCGATCTCGTGCTCCGCGCACAGATCTGATCCGCAACACCTCACAGGAGGGTTGAATGACCAAGCATAAGTTCCTGCGCCAGCGGGTGTTCCACGACGGCACCAGCATGATCGTCGCCAAAAAGGGCGAGAGCCATCCGGTGCCGGCCGAGCTGCTCAACGACTTCGTCATCGACAAGTCGATCGAGAGGCCGAAGGGGTGGCAGCATCCCGACGGCGATCATGCTGCCGACGATGATGATGAGACCGGCGCCGGCGACGGCGGCGCGCCTGCGTACAGCGCGAAGCACCGCTCCGGTGGCAAGTTCATCGTGACCGGCCCCGGTCTGCCCGACGATGGCGAGCTGGTCGACGGCAAGGCCGCTGCCGAAGCCCGCGTCGCCGAACTAAACGCCAGCCCGCTCGGTGCCGGCGACGGCGGCGCGCCCACCGAATGACGACGCTCCGCGACGCCACGCTTGCTCTTGAGCGTGGCGTCAACGACGTCCTGGGCGATGAGATCACCTATACGTTCGGTGACGGCGCGATCGCCCCGATCACCTTCAACGCATGGGTCGAATTCGACACCGCGGACGCCAACACCGGCAGCAGTTCCTCGCGCACCGACGCGCTCAGCGTTGAAGTGCCGAACGACATCGTAGCGCTGCCGAGCTCAGCCGACCGCATCCGCATCACCCTGCTCGGCGAGCAGTTGTTCGCAATGGCAGACCGCCGTCGCTCCACCACCGGCGCCGGCTGGATCATCGATCTGAAGCGAGCTGAATAATGGCCGGCGATCCCGCAATCACCAAAGTCTCCGACGGCCTGCAGGACCTGCTCACTCAGATGAACATGTCCGTGTTCGTTGACCGCTCCGACGAGGAGCCCATCCTTGATGAGGAGCGGCCCTGCGTCGTGATCCGCATCGTCGACGTCCAGTTCACACCCATCGGCATGGCCGAGATGCGGCATGAGGTGACAGTCGACTTTGACTTCTACGACCAGCTGCTCAGCGCGGCCACCATCACCCGCCGGCACGCCGTCATGATCGCGAAGGCCAATGGCCTGATCGCGGCAGACCGCACCGTAGGCGGCATGCTCGAATCGCTGGAGCTTCGGTCCGCTACCGCGGAGATCGATGCCATGCCCGATCTGGGCTGCGCGACGCTCACCGGCGAACTGAGCTTCCTGACGCCCCGCGGCGATTTCACCACCATTCTCGGCGCCTCGCGCCAGTTCTGAACCACGCCACCAAAGGACATCGACGATGACCCAGACGACGGCCTCCGCGCCGGCGAGCGCAGCCGCTTTGCCTAATGCCTCGATCGACATGAACCAGCTGCTGGCGAATGATGCCGCCGGCAAGGTGGGAGCCGACATGCTCGCAGGCGCCCTGCTGATCGAACCGTCGGCGTCAGCCGAGACCGAGCAGGCCATCAACGAGCCAACTGATCGCGAGCCGGTCGCCGGCGACAAAGTCACCTATGAGGGTACCGGCGGCAGCTGGTTCGCGGTGACTGCCTCGTGGCTGGTGGAGCCGATCAAGGTTCAGGGCGAAGCCAACGCGCAGGACAAGGTCGCAGACCTGACCGCCCTCATCCCCAGCCCGGCCGCCTGACTGCCGCGCCAGTAAAGGAATCGACATGGCCGACCTTTCTCTCAATTCGGTGCTCGGCATTGCGGTCGAGACGACCTCCGGGGCGTACGTCGCGCCTGCCCTCTCCGACTTGATCGCGGTGGCGGATCTACGTCCCACGATCGACGGTATCACCGCCGACGTTCGGGAATACACCGGATCAATTCATCGCCCTGGTCCGGTCGTATTCGGCAAGACGTTCAGCGTCACCGGACGCGTATATCTCCGCGGGCCAGGCGGCGCCGCTCCACCGGCGGCGAACACTTGGGTCGCCGGCCGGATCTTGCGCGCGGCAGGCTTCGCAGAGCTTATCACTGCGACCGCCGTGCCCGCGGCACCAGCTGCGCTGGGCACAGGTAGTACCGCCAACACTGCGGTTCTCGGCGCCGCAGCATCGACGACCGACGACATCTACAACGGATTGTTGATGGCCCTGTCCGGCCTGGGTGCGAACCGCGCCGGCCTGTCCGCGGTTCGCGACTATGTCGGCGCGACCAAAGCCGCGCGGCTCGCGGAAAAGGCTGGCGCTGCGATCACTGGCAACTACCAACTGGTGCCCCAGCTCTCGTACGTGCTCAGCCCGGACGCGCCCCCGACGCTGTCGGTGTCGTGCTGGATCGGCGGGCGGCGCTACAATGGGTTCGGCTGTGCGATTTCGTCGTTCCGCATCAATCTGCCCGCGGCGGGACGCGAGAGCCAGGAGCTCCCATCGATCGAGTTCACCCTTTCCGGTGATCTGCATAGTGCTGTTGACGCCGTCCCACCTGCTCCGCCGACCGGCCTCGCGATCCCGCCGTTTCGGGATGGCAAGCTGTGGGTCAGCGACACGCAGGTCGGGGGCTCGTCCATCTCCATCGATTTGGGCGCGCAGGTCGGCTATCCACCGAATCCGAACAAGCAGTCCGGCAACGATGCCGCGCAGCTCACCGAGACCACGCGCACTGTCGACCTGACGCTGAACCAGGTCGCGATCGCCACTTTCGACGATCTCACCATGTCGGACAGCCAGGCATATTATCCGTTGTTCGCGCTTTGGGGTCTCGGCAGCGGCAATGCCTTTGGTCTTACCGTCACCGATATGCGGTTCGCACCGCGATCGCCGGACAATTCGGGCGCGTTCGTCTCCACCACAGGACAAGCCTTCATCGATGGTGCCGCGCGAACGATCGCACTCTCCATTCCCTTTATCCCGACCTTCTGATCGGAACCCGAATGATCCCCGTCACCAACACGGAGCTGTCGGTCTTCACGCCCGGCAGCTTCGCCAACGTCGAGCCGAAGCCGGTATTTCGGCTCCGACCGGCCACGCCGCGCTCGAAGCGCCGGTACAGCCAAGCGCTGATCGAAGAGGGCCTGCGCTTCCATCCCGAGCCGGTGGTGGAGGCAGAGGTTCTTCGGGCCATGCGGGAGCTGTGGACGGGCGATCCCGACCAGCTCGCCGCCAACGAGGCGCGGCTGACCACCTTCAACGAGACGCTGCGCCAAGCGCGGAAGGACGACACGATTGCTGTCGATCCGCGCGAGGCGGAAGCCATCATGCTAGCGGTCGATCGTCTCACCGATGCATGGCCGCTGCTCCGCCGCATGAACGCGGACAATGCCCGCTTCAACCAGGACGCGCCCAAGGTCGCGCTGGGTCAGTTCCTTGCCGGTTGGTCGAACGTGAACCTGTCGTTCCGTCTCGAGGACGGTGTCGTGCCGCTCGATCTGCTCGACCGGCTCGAGGACGAGATGCACCGCGTCGAGCTGGCGGCGATCGCCGACGGCGTGGAAGGCGTGAACGGAGCAAGCTTTGCGGAGCTCACCCTTCGCGCCCTCAATCTGCTCGGCCTCGCGCAGGACACGGAAAAAAACTCGCAAGCGCCGTCGTCGCAGTCCGACACCCCGAATGGCTCGACGGCGGCTGGATCGGATCAGAGCAACGAAGCATCGGACCCATCGACTCCGCCGCTCGAGAGCTTGTCCTCCTCTGGCTACGCTGCCGAGACGCCAACGGCATGATCCACTGGCCGGATGGTGGGTGCTACCTCGACCAGCCGGTGCTGCTGATCGCCTCATTCGACCATATCGCCGTTGAGTGGCGGAAGCTGGATCCCAAGCGGTGAAGTTCGAACTGCGCTCGCCCGCGCGCGGATCTACCGGGCCTTGGCGCCGGAAGAACAAGGCCCGCATTACCAAGGCCGCGGCCCGCACCACCGATCGCGCAGCGTTCGGCGCGCGTGATGAGATCCGTGCAGCAATGCGATCGCAGCGGCTTGGTAACCTCGCCAACGCGATCGCCGCGACCTCAGACGTCCGGAAGGGCCGCCCCGGCGGGCGCGGCGGTGACAAGCTCGATGTGGCAGGCTTCGTCACCACCAGGATCAGGTCTCCACGCACGGCAGGCGCCCTCGCCTCCTACGTCGAGCAGGACACGACGGAGATCGGACCAAAGGGCCGCGGCAAGTGGCTGGCGCTGCCGACGAACGAGATCCCGCAGCGCGCGGGCCGACGCCGCATGACGCCGGAGTTGTACCGCGAGAAGGGGTTCGAGGAGCGGATCGGGCCGCTTACCTTCATCCCCGGACGACGTGGGCAGGTCGCGTACCTGGTGGTGAAGGACACCACCATACAGCTTGCACGGAAGGGGAAGGCTCGCCGGTTGCCCAAGCGTGGCCGGGTCGGCGCCGGCCGCGCGCGTGTGGGCCTGGTCGCTTTCGTGCTGATCCGCCGAACCAGGCGACAGCGCCGTGTCGCGCCGCGTGAGATTGCGCAACGCTGGTTGCGGCAGCTACCGTCCATGCTTCGTGATGATTTGGGGCGGAGTCGCTGATGCCCCGGGTGGGGGTGGTGCTATGCTTTTGCTGCTAATCGCTGTGTTCGTTCTGGATACCGCTGGTGCGAGTTCGGAGCGGATGGCACCGCCCAACGTGGACATATCGGATGCCGCGGTCGAGCGTGACATCAAGGTGTTCTGCGGGACAACTGACGAATGCAGGTCACGTTTTTTCGCATACCGAGACTACATCGTTAAACAGTACACTGAGAACGAGGGGCGCCGCCGGGGCATCGATAAGATATTTGCCCGATCAGCAAGGCCCGATGGTGTTGACTGGACGGAGGTGGAGAGGATGGTTCGGTATCGTTACGGCGAACCTATATTCTGGTCACCTCGCTACCGTTCAACAGTAACCTGCTCAACGACATCATCAACAAACCGGGTGACTACAACCTGTCACTCTTATTGACGCTCTAAGCCGAGTCACTTGCAAGCCGCCCCTTACCGGGCGGCTTTTTTATTGCCGAAAGGAGGACGACAGATGGCTGACGACAGCGTGTTCCCGCTCGTCCTCGCAATTCGTGAAGATGGCTCGATCGACGCGGCGATGTCCGGGTTCGAGCAATCGATCCTGGCCGGAACCGGCCGCGCGGGACAGGGCTTTCAATCGCTCACCCGGCATGTGCAGGCCTTCAACTCTGAGGCCACCCGCAAGATCGCCGACCCGCTTGGCATCAACGCCGCCCTGAAATCACTGAACGCCAGCCCGTTCCAGAAGCTCGCCGACGCCCAGCTCTCCGCGCAGAACGCGCTCGCTGCCCAGCAGGCGCGCGCCAGTGCGGATCGCGTCGCGCAGATCCAGCGCGAGTTCGACGCCGCTATGTCGGCGATCCGGCAGGAGCAGTCGGCCCGCACAGCAGCATGGGCACAGGCCGACCGGGAGGTCCAGGCCCTCGTCTCGGTGCAACAGCAGCGCATCGCCGCCGCCGTTCAGTCGGTCGCCGCGCCTCAGCAGCTTGCTGGCATGTCGGTCGACCCGCGCGGTGCCGCTGCTGCGGCGACCTCCGCGCGCGCGTTCGCGGCCGAGCAGGAAGCGGTGGCCCGTGCCGCCGAGCGCGTCGCGTCGGCCACGGACAAGGCGACGCTTGCCGACCGCAACTACGCCATCGCGGCACGTGAGGCAGCGAACGCCGCCCTGTTCGAGGCGCAACGCCTTGAGGAGAATGCGGCCACTCACACGCGTGTCGCCAACGCCGTCGCACAATCGGGCATCAAGCTCGGCCAGTCCGGCGATTTCGCCACTAGCAGCGCGCGTAACCAGCGGTTTGCGTATGTCCAGCTTGGCCAGCAGCTGCAGGACTCGATCATCCAGGCGCAGCTCGGCACCAGCGCGCTGATCATCCTGACCCAGCAGGGCTCACAGGCAGCCTATGCGTTCACCGAATTTGGCGGCAAGGTCGGCGCGGCTGCTCGCTTCCTCGCGGGATGGCAAGGTGCGGTGCTGCTCGGCGGCATCACGCTGGCAGGAATGCTCATCCCCGCATTGCTTAAGACCGGCAAGGGACTTGAGGATGAAACAAAGAAGCTCACCGAAAATGAGGCCAAGACCAAGCTTGCGGAACAGGCAAAGCGTGCGTTCGCCGCTACCGAAGCAGGCGTAATCGCAAGTGTCCGCGACCTTACTGCGGAGCTGCAACGACAAAACGACGCCCTGAAGACGAACGCTGAGCGTCTAAATATCAAGGCGCAGGAGGATCTCGCCGCCGCACAGAAAAAGCGGAAGCCAATCGCCGACGATCTGGCAACCCAACGCGCTACCCTGGCCGCGCTGGACCAGCCGGGCGTGCGCTCCGAGCGCGGCGTAAATCAACAGATCACGGCCGCACGTGCCGCTGTCGCGGATCTTGAGAAGCGGCTTGCTGCCGTCGACGGTGCAATCGCCACAGCCAAGGGTGCGCGCGCCCTATCGCAGCTGCAGATCCTCGGCGAGGCGATCGAGCGCCGGAACGATCCGCTCAAAGCCATCGAGCGGAGGTACAACGGCCCCGACGGCCTGATCACCCAGATCGAGCAGCGCGCGCAGCGCGAGGGCCGCATCACAGCCGAGATGACGCAGCAGGTCGAGCTGCTCAATCGCGCCAAGGCCGCGGAGATCGAGCGAGCCAACGCTGCGAAACAGACGAACAAGGCTGTTGCCGAGATCGGCCGCACGATCAGCCTCACGGAGGCGAAGGGCATCGTTGCCGGCATCGGCGGCACCGTCACGTCGGGCCTGCGATCGCGCGAACATCAGACACAGCTTTACGCCAACTACCGGGCTGGCACCGGCCCGCTCGCGGCTCGGCCCGGCCATAGCAACCACGAGCTGGGTCAGGCGCTCGACATCGCCAAGACCGAAGGGATCACTGTCGGCAAAATTCGCGACGCATTTCGCGCGCGCGGTGTGCAGGTCACTGAACTGCTTGATGAAGGGAGACACTTCCACGTTGCGTGGAAGGCCAGCGCAACCGCCTCCAAGGAAGCGAATGCCGCCGCACGGGAGGCCGCCAAGGCAGAGCGAGAAGCGGCACAGGCGCAACGCGAGCTCGAGCAGAGCCTAGATGCCATTACGGCTCGGTTCGATCCCGCCACTGCCGCTGCGCAAGATTATGCTGAGACCCTAACCGAGATCAGCAAGCTGGCTGCCGCTGGAATGATCAGCAACGGGACGGCTTTCGATCTACAGATGCGTGCCGGTCGTGCCGAGAGCGACCAAAAGGGTGCGGCGTTCAACCAATCATTCCGCGACGTGTTTGGCGCGTCGATCGACGACACAATCCAAGATTGGGAGCGCGGCCTTACTGCCGGTGCCGTAGCCGCCAGCGAAGAGCTCAAGATCGGCACGCGCCAAGCCGCCGAGGAACTCCGCATCGCTGTCAGCGGGATCGCGGACCTGCTTGGCGTCCGGATCAACGGGCCAGTTCGCAACTTGCTCCAGCCCGGCGGCGTCGAAGGTCAGGCCAACGATATTGCCGATGCAATCGGCCGGTCGCTCAAGGGTGTCGGCGTCAACCTCTCTGAACAGTCTCAGACTCGGCTCGCCAGCGTGATCGCCGGCGCCGGCTACGGTCAAGTCGGCGCATCGATCTATTCCGGCATAAGCGGACGCCCGGGCAACGGCACTCTGGGCTCAATCGGCGGCATTTTGGGCAACGAGGGCGGAAAGGCGCTCGGCAGCACCATCGCGACGGCAGTCGGTGGCAAGCTCGGGGGCATGCTAGGTTCGGCCGCTGGCCCGCTCGGCGCGATCGCTGGCGGCATCCTCGGCAACGTGGTCGGCGGCCTGTTCCGCTCCGTGAAGTACGGCACCGCCTCGGTGAACCAGAACGGCTCGTCGATCGCCGGCAACAGCTCGAGCGCGCGCGGCGCGGCCGGCAACCTGGGCGATTCCGTCGCGCAGGGCGTGCAGCGGATCGTCGACCAGTTCGGCGGCACGCTCGGCAATTACAACGTCAGCATCGGCCAGTTCGACGGCAAGTATCGGGTCAGCACGGCCGGTTTTAAGGGCTCGCTCGACAGCAAGAAAGCCAAGGGTCAAGGTCTCGTCGACTTCGGCACCGACGGCGCTGAGGCCGCGATCCGCTTCGCCATCGCCGACGCGATCAAGGATGGCGCGGTGCAAGGCCTGCGCGCGGGCACGCAGCGCCTGATCCAGCTCGGCAACGATGTCGAGGTGCAGCTGCAGAAGGCATTGCAGTTCGAGGGCGTTTTCACCCAGCTGCGCCAGATGAAGGACCCGATCGGCGCGGCGGCCGAGGCGATCGAAAAGGAGTTCGCCAACCTGCGGAAGATCGCTGATGAGGCCGGGGCAACCGCTGAAGAACGCGCGCAGATTGAGGAGCTGTACGCCATCAAGCGCACCGAGGCGATCAAGCAGGCGCAGGAGAGCGCGATTGGGCAGCTCAAGGATTTGCTCGACGATCTCAAGCAGGGCGATAACGGCCTGTCGCTCCGCTCGCGCGAGACTAACATCCTCGCGACGTTGTCGCCGCTGATTGCGCAGATTCAAGCGGGCGGGAAGGTGGACCAAGGCGAGTTCACCGAGGCCGCGCGCACGTATCTCGATATCCAGCGGTCGCTCTACGGATCGACCAACCCATATTTTGAAGCACTGCAGAACATCACCGAGCTGACCAACAAGGCGATCCAGAACAGTGGCGCCGGTGCAAATGTGGCGTCGCTACTCAGCGGCACCTCACAACAGGCGGGGCTCGCCGCAGCTGCCGCGTCGAGCGGATCGATTCCTACGAACAGTTTCGATGTGAGCGGCATGGTGAATGCAGTGACGAGCCAAACAGGCACGTTGGTCGATGCGCTGGCCGCCAATACAGCTGCTACTACCGCCCGCCTGGACCTGATCTCCAAGCAGCTCGCGCAAAATGGCACACCCATGGTGCTCCAGATCGCGAGCGGCGGCAACGGCCTCGCCCAAGTCAACGCGCTGCGGAACGCCTGATCCATGGCAATCGTGTTGGAGATCTCCCCTCTCGATCCAACGAGCGGGACGAGGAAGGCGCTGCGCGTATCGGCGCATGATGACAGCCGCGTCACCGGTCTGAACGGTCAGCGCTGGTGGCCGGGCGTCGTGGCGCCCCCTACCCTGCGCCTAGACGGCTGGGACGGCAGCTTCGCCAGCTCTGCTACCCTCGCCAGCGCCTCGGCGCAGATCGACCCGGTCGCCCTCCGCAAGCTGGATCAGCGCAGCCCCGCCTATCGCTGGGCGGGCGCGCCGCTCAGGATCTGGCAGGGCGAACCGGGCGAACCCTGGAGCGCCTGGCGCGAGATCTTTACCGGGCTCGTCAACGATTACGGCACCGATGAGAACGGCCGCTACACCTTCTCAGCGCAGGTGGACGGTGAGCCGTTCGAAGCGGATCTGCTCAACCGGCGATATGCCGGCACCGGGGCGGCAGAGGGCGGCGAAAGCCTGAAAGACAAGCCCAAGCCGGCGCTTTTCGGCCGCGCGCGCAACATCGAGCCTGTGCAGATCGATGCGGTGAACCTCGTCTATCAGGTGCATGGCTACGGCTCGATCCGCGCTGTTACCGCGATTTACGAGCGTGCCGCGAGCTTGATCGACGCCGGCGGCAAGAACATCGGTGATTTCGCCAACTATGGCGCACTGGTTGCTGCCAGCATTCCCGAAGGTTCCTTTGGCACCTGTCTGGCGCAGGGCATGTTCCGTCTTGGCGCGCCGCCCGCCGGCCTGATCACGATCGATGCGGACGGCGATAATGCCAACGGCTTCGTGCGGTCGACCGCGGCGGTGATCACCCGCATGTGCGCCTTGGCGGCGGTGGATCCAGCACGCGTAGATGCGAGCAGCATGGCCGCTCTCGACACGGCCGTACCTCATCCGATCAACCTTTACCTGACCTCGTCGACCACGTTGCTGCAGATGGTCCAGCCCCTAGCGCAAGCATGCAACGCGCAAGCGATCGTCGACTGGACCGGCAAACTTCGAGTGATCCGGTTCGGCGCGATCCCCTCGCCCTCGATCACGCTCGACGCGCAGGGCCGGCGCCTCCCGCCTGTACTGGCGAACCAAGAGGTGAACGTCTCGCCGCCCTACTGGCGCATCGAAATGCGCGGCGCGCGGTGCTGGCGCGCGCACGGGATGGACGAGATTGCTTTCGCCGCGCCACTCGTCCCGCGCGGTGATTACGTCGCCGCTGAGACGTACCGCGAAGGCAACATCGTTGAGTTTCAAGGCTCGTCCTGGCTCTACATCAACACGACACCCGGCGCCGGCAACGCGCCACCAGCGCCGCCGGCAACCGAGAACGGGTTCTGGTCTTTGCTGTCGTCGGTGCCTTCGTGGAACGACATCGCCGATCCGACCGGCACGAAGCCGCAGGACAATGCCGACGTCACCGGCGAGAACACGTCCAAGGATACGAACGCTGTCGGCGGCAAGCCCGCCGTGGATCTGCTCAAACAGGTCGACGATGCGAAAGCCGATATCGACGGTTTGTTCGAGACATATGGCGAGACGGTCAGCGCCGCGCAGAGCGCGATCGACGCCGCCGCGGCGCGCGACGCCGCCGCCGAGCACGAGACGAACGCCGAGCTGGCCAACAGCTTGTCGCAGACTGCGAAGACCGATTCGCAGGCGGCGCGGGACGCCTCGCAGGCGGCGCAGACGCTGGCTCAGAACGCCAAGGGCGCCGCCGAGGCGGCAGCGAGCGTCTCGACCACGGCGCGTGACGTCACAACGACCGCTCGAAACGACGCGCAGAACGCGCGCGATGCCGCGCAGGCAGCATTGGGGCTGACCAACACCGCCAAGGGGGCCGCGGAGACGGCCCGCACTGGCGCGGAGACGGCGCGCGACGCCGCGGTTGCCGCCAAGAATCTGTCCGATCAGGCCAAGACGGACGCGCAGTCGGCGCTCTCACTCGCCAATACCGCACGCGACACGGCAATCGCTAAGGCAGGGGAGGCTGGCACGTCGGCTTCGCAGTCCAGTGCCTCTGCGGTGGTCGCCGCATCTTCGGCCAAGGACGCCGCTGGCGCTGCGCTGACGGGCAACCGCTCGCCGGGCGCCTCGCCATCGTCGTGGGGCTATAATCAGCAGAACACCTTCGCGCCTACGCTTCGTTTGCCGGTGGCGCCTGGCACAGGGCAGTTCAGCTACACCGCCACGGGCAATCTGGTTGTCGGAACCACGGTGACGCACATCCATCCGGTAGGACTTATGTCGGTCCAACCGGGACGGCGTTATCGCCCCGTGGTACGGTGGCGACTGACGGAAGATGGAGCGCAGGCAAACGGACATGCGCTTTACGTCTATTTCTTCGATGCAAGCGGCGCATATATCAATGGGGGCCAGCTCTCCAACGTTACCGGGTCCGCTGTCACGGTAGCAGCAGGATGGCAGGAGCAGAGCCGTGTTCTTGCCCCTACCACTGCCGGGGGCGCGTATGCCATCCCGGCCACCGCTGCATTCATGCGGGTCATGTTCCGCACGTCGGGCACGCCGGAAGAAATCGCGCTTCTCTACATTGAGGACGTTGAAGCACAGATGGCGGCCGATAGTTCGGCTACCGCTGCCTCGACCAGCGCGTCGGCCGCTTCGACCAAGGCGGGCGAAGCAGGGACGAGCGCGTCTGCTGCCAAGACCAGCGAAACGAACGCGGGCACGTCGGCAGGCAATGCCAAGACCAGCGAGACCAACGCTGCCTCGTCGTCGCAGACCGCCGCCGGTCACGCCTCAACGGCGACGACCCAGGCGGGGTTGGCAGCAGGCAGTGCAACGGCCGCCGGAGGCAGCGCCACGGCAGCGGCTGGCAGTGCGAGCACGGCAGGCACCAAGGCGACGGACGCAGGCAATAGCGCGACGGCAGCGAACACGTCGGCTCTGAATGCCGCGTCGAGCTACTCGGCAGCGAAGGCGACGGCTATCGCCATGATGCCGGACACGCTGCAGGCAGATACTCTGGCCATTTCCATTGTGGGCACCCCCGAAAGCCGCCCGGATCTCCCGGCAGGATGGGTTGTAAACGGTGTGGTGTCACCGCCGGCGGGCGCGTCTCGCGTTCTCGCTTACAAGGGGTATGTCCCTTGGGAGAGCGGCAAGATCTATGAAGTGACGACCGAGTTTGCGGTCGATCAGAGTGATCTGACGCCTGCGCCCTCGGCCTCGCCTTATGCCCGTCAGCTTACTGACGTGTTCGGCGGCTCGACGGATTATCATACGCTCACGACGACGCCGGTCGGCCAGACCACGCGCATGGTGACGCGTTTCGGCATGGACGTGCTGCCGCCAGCCGCCACCGGCATTGTTGCACGTCAGATGACGCGCGCTGCGGGTACGGTGTTCGCTCGCTTTGGCGTGTTGATCAACTACACCAACGCGGCGCAACAGAGCCGTCTCAAGCTCATGACGGTGCGTGATGTTACGGCAATGCTTGCAGCGCAGGGCTCGGCGGCGGCGGCCGTGATCTCCGCTAGTGCGGCTTCGACGAGCGCGGACACCGCCGGCCAGAAGGCGACTGTCGCGACGACGGCGGCAACGAACGCCGAGACCGCGCGCGGGCAGGCGCAGACCTATGCCAGCAACGCTGCAACGTCGGCGGACAGCGCGCTTGGCAGCGCCAACACGGCAACCACCCAAGCCGGTCTTTCGACGACCGCCCGCAATCAGGCTGATGGCTTTGCCAGCGCGGCGCAGGGTTCCGCCTCGACGGCATCGTCCAAGGCCAGTGAAGCCGAGCAGAGCGCGAGCAGCGCCACCGCGTCGGCCAACACCGCTACGACCAAGGCAGGTGAAGCCAGCACGTTCGCGTCGAATGCGGCCACGTCGGCTTCGACGGCAGAGGGGCACAAGAACTCGGCATCGACCAGCGCGGGCGTGGCGGCTAATAGCGCGAGCGCCGCGCAGCTTGCCCGTATCAACTTGCTGCCGGAGCGGTATGACGCAACGGGATCGGCTATCTTCCAAGGGTCGTTGTATGGCGCGCCTACCGCATCGCCGGCTACTGCGCTTCCTTCCAACGCCACCGAGACGGGGTATGGCCCCGTCATCGACGTAACGGCAACCACGGCTGCCGCCAACGTAGACACTGCTTTGATGGGGGTTCTCGCCCCGGTCCCTGGCCGCATCTACAAGATGGAGGTCGAATACCAGACGCTGGCGATGGTGGGATCGCCGACATCTGGCTCGAACGCCCTCGCCGTGAACATGCGAATACTCAACGCCAACTACACGAACATCACGGCGGTTGGCGCGTCGTTCCCCATCACTGGCGTGGACGCGGCGCCGAAGACGGTATCACGGCTGTTCTCCGCCGCGCCCTCGACGCTCGGTTCGCCGTGGCCTGTCGAGACCGTATGGCTGCGTCCGTATGCCCGCCTCCAGTTGGTCGGCCCCACGTCGATGACGGTGCGTATTCGCCGCATCACCGTGACCGACGTAACCGAGAGCACGGGCGCGGCAGGATCAGCGTCGGCCGCTGCTACCAGCGCCTCGACGGCCTCGACGGCCAAGACCAATGCGGAGACGGCTGCATCTGCCGCGACCACGGCCAAGACCGCCGCCGAGACGGCCAAGGGTCTCGCCGAGACGTATCGCAACGAGGCGGCTTCGTCGCGTGACACGGCATCGGGTCATGCCTCCACGGCCGCCACGCAAGCAGGGATCGCCACCTCCAGCTACCAGTCGGCGTTGTCGGCGGCGATTGCGACGATGCCTGATGTCATCAAGGCAGACTTACTGACCCCAAGCACGGGCATTGTTGGCGCACCCGAAACGCGCGCCAATCTTCCTGCGGCGCAAGTCGTCAACGGCGTCTATTCGCCGCCCGCAGGCTCGACTGCCGTTGCGCTCTATAAGAGTGTTGTTCCGTGGCAGCTGGGCAAGATTTATGAAGTCGCGATCGAGGTCGCTGTTGACGACAACGGTTTTGCTGCCCCTACGGCTTCACCCTATGCACGCGCGCTGAACGCCAGCTACGGTGCATCTACTGTCGGGGAGCGGTACATCTTCACGGCGTGCGCGCCGGGGCAGACGACCCGTGTCGTTGTCCGGTTCGGACTTGGGGTATTGCCGCCTACGGCTCCGGGTATTCTGGCATCACAAGTTGCTTCCGCCGCGGACAATGCTTTCGTCCGCTTCGGCGCCCTGCTGAACTACACGACTGTAGCAAACCAGAGCCGCCTTAAGGTGATGACGATCCGTGATGTCACGGCGATGCTGGCGGCAGAAGGTTCGGCTACCGCTGCGCAGACCAGCGCTGCCACGGCGTCCACGAAAGCCGGTGAGGCTGGCACCAGTGCGGAGACTGCATCCTCGCAACGCGGGTTGGCCGAGACGGCTCGCGGGCAGGCGCAGACGTACGCCTCGAATGCTGCGACCAGTGCAGGCAACGCCGATACGAGTGCAACGACGGCGACAACCCAGGCAGGGTTGTCCACCACCGCCCGCAATCAGGCGGACGGTTTCGCCACTGCCGCGCAGGGTTCCGCCTCGACTGCGTCAACGAAGGCTGACGCAGCATCGCAGAGCGCCTCGGTGGCATCGGGCCATGCCAACACCGCTTCTACCAAGGCTGGTGAGGCAAGCACAAAGGCGGGAGAGGCGGCGACCTCCGCCTCGACAGCAGAAGGCCACAAGAACTCGGCGGCGAGCAGCGCGAGTGTGTCGGCAACCAGCGCGGGTTCGGCCAATCTGGCCGCGGCCAAGCTGTTCCCGGACCGCTACGAGAGCGGTGGCCAGTTCTTCTTGGGTAACAGCATCGGCGATCCTGCAACCGTTGCCGACTATCCCAGCAACGCCACCGCGACGGGTTATGGCCCGGTGCGACAGGAAGTTCTGACGGCGGCCAGCTCGCGCGCAGATTTCTCCACCCGTGCAGTTCAGCCGGCCGTTCCGGGGCGCATCTACAAGGTTGAAGCCGAGTTCCAGACCACCGCCTTTACGGGCACGCCGACGATTTATCTGGCGTGGCGCGCCATGAACGCGGCCTACGCAAGCCTTGGCACGGGCGTTGGTGCCGGTGCCGCACCCAGCGCTGTCCCGAACAACTCGGTGCAGAAGCTCACGGCGCTGATCTCCGACGTGGCACAGCCGGCGCTGAACGTGGCGTCATGGCCCGCAGGAACGCTGTTCCTCCGCCCGTTCATTCAGGCGCAGAACACTGCCACCTCGACGATGACGATCCAGTTCCGCCGCCTCACGGTGACGGATGTGACCGAAGCCATGGCGGCACAGGCGTCGGCGTCGGCAGCTTCGACCAGCGCCAGCACGGCCAGCACGGCCAAGACCAATGCAGAGACGGCTGCGTCGGCATCCTCGACAGCCAAGGATGCTGCCGAGACTGCACGGGGACAGGCCGAAGGCTTTCGTAATCAGGCAGCTACGTCGGCAGAGAACGCCGCTGGCTCATCGAGTGCGGCATCAATCAGCGCGGGTGTTGCGGCATCGTCGCGAGATGCGGCTGCCAGCTTCGCAGCCCGCAACCTCGTCGCGAAGGGCACGTTCGCTGATGGTAGCATCGGCACTTGGGCCGGCGCGGCTGCATATCTGCTCGACGCTGGTGTCGGCGCTATCCGTGCCACGAATAGGGATAGCTTTGAGACTGCTTTCCGCCCGATCGTCGGTGCCCGCAAGCTCCGGGTGACGGTGCAGGGCCGCGCGCCGGGTTCGTTTGCTCTTTTTGCAGGCGTCCAAACGCGTAACGCGGCAGGAACGTCGAACTATCCTGTCGGCAACATCGCACCGGCGGGATCGACTGTTTATCGCAACACTACCGTCGACATCACCCTGCCGGCAGACACGGTAGAATACCGTCCAATTATCGTATCGGACGGCCCAGGCGGCGCTGCCGGCCACGACGTTCGCGTCCGCTCGATATACATCGAAGACGTGACCGACAGCGAAGCCGCTAAGGCATCGGCAACTGCTGCTGCGACCAGCGCAGACACGGCCAATACCAAGGCGAGCGAGGCCGGCACTGCCGCCAACACGGCCACGACGGCAAAGAACAATGCCGAGACCGCAAAAAGCAATGCCGAGAGCGCTGCGGGCCGCGCGGCAACGAGCGAGACCAACGCCGCTGGCAGCGCCTCAACCGCGAGCACCCAGGCTGGCTTGGCTGCAACGGCGCGCGGACAAGCTGATGGCTTTGCTAGCGCCGCACAGGGGTCGGCATCCACGGCCTCAACCAAGGCCGGTGAAGCCGGCACGAGTGCTTCGACGGCCAACACGCATCGCGGTGCCGCCGAGACTGCACGGGGGCAGGCTGAGACCTTCCGTAATGAGGCAGCAGCTTCGCGCGATGCCGCCAGCGGCAGCGCATCGACGGCTATGACGCAGGCAGGGATCGCTGCCGACTATGCCACCGGTGCCCGCTCCGACAGCGCCAAGAGCTACGCCAAGGCGGCAAGCGATAGCCAGGTACTCGCCAGCCAGAATGCTGCAGCGGCGCAGACCAGCGCAACGCTGTCGGCACAGTATGGCTTGCGCGGCGGTAATCTCGTGCCAAACACCGAGTGGGTGAACGACTGGCAGGGTTGGGGTCAATACTGGAGCAGCAACGCTCCCAACGTTCCTGAGCGAGCCGTCAATGGTCCGACGGCTGATTGGTACATCCCAGGGCAGCGGGTGTTCTATGCTCGCCAGACAGGTCGTGTCGGCGCCGGCGATCCCCACTTCGGGTTCTATAGCTCGCGCATCCCGGTGTCAGGGAACACTTGGTATCAGTTCTATATGGATCTCTTCGCGCATCGCTGCGACGTTGAGACCCTTGTTGAATGGTTCGATGGCAACAGCAACTATCTTGGCGTCGAATGGTCGGGACGCGGGGGAGCTGATGCACCATCCGGCCGTTCGCCGAACAACTACAAACGCGTGGGTCGTCTCGATGTGCGGTCGCCAAGCAACGCTGCTTTCTGCCACATCCATGCCCGTAAGTATGACACCTATAACGGCAGTGCTGACAGCTATATGTGGTTGTGGCGCGCGTACTTCGGTGCCGCCCGGCAGGGTCAGACCGAGTGGAACGCATTCCAGTCGGGGCCGACGGCAGACGTTATCACCGGCCAGATCGCAAGCGTCACGCAGATGGCTGGCGCTGTTTCCGACATCGATGAGCGCACCCGTGCATATCTGCAGAACACGGTTCAGGCGGGCACCAGTGTTGCGCGCCTCTCCATGTACGCCGAAAGCTCACCGGGTGTTCGCGCGTCGGCGATCGAGCTTGCCGCTGACGCGGTCTATATCGGGTCGAACCGCGTTCTGGAGATCGCCAACGGTGAAGTCCGTGTCCGCGGCAAGGTGAATGCCAATGACGTCGATCTCAATTCGGGTCGGCTGTCTTTCGTAAGCAACGGCTATCGGCTGGTGGAAGGCGCGGGGCTTGGCCCGCAGAGCAACATGGTCATGTGGTATGGCCCCAACTCTGTGGCGGTCGGTTCGGAGACGGTGGGGAACAGCCGCTTCGCGCTCGGCACCGATGGCAAGGTTTACTACGGTGCCACTGAGATCGGGACCGGGAAGACGGTCCAGACGGTCGGTATCGGCGGGACCATCTCCAAGATGCTCGCCACCGGCGAGGGTATCACCTTCTCCGCCTCCGTTGGCGTTCAGCAGGCCCAGGCCAACGGCGAACTCAAGGCGCAGATCTGGGGCGGGGCGGGCGACAGCGGTCAGACCTTTCTGACCGAAGGTGCCGGCAGCTATGTTGGCATCAACGAGCCCGGGCAGGCGGATGTTGTCGGCTATACGTTCGTCAACAACGGCGCCAAGCGGCTTTTCAACTTCAGCGTCCGCGCGAACAACATGTTCGGGGGCAACTACAACTACGCGACGTCCTGGCTGACGGGATGAACGTCGCGCCGTGTGTGCGCCTCGCACCTCTCCGTCGTCAGCGCGGTCGCAACGCAGCCACCATCAAAAGTCCGGTTCTCACAAGAAAGGAAGACTCATGTCCGACGACGTTCCAACGCCGGCGCCGACCGACGATATCGAATACACGCCCGAACAACTCGCCCTCGCGCAGCGCATCGTTGCTGCCGAGCGCGCGCGCCAGGAGGCTATCGCACTCGCCAAGCGCGCGGCCTACGCCATGGCGGTCCGCGACCTGATCACGAGCCCTGCATGGGGCGAGGTGCTGTCCACGATCGGCGAGATCCGGGACCAGTACGAGGCCGACGACATCGTTGCAGTGCATGTGAACGCCTTGGGGGACATCATGCCTCGCGCTGCGGAGGCGGCATTGAGCTTGGCGCCCCCGCCCGGCGCAGACTCGCAGCCGAGCCCGTCTGATCCACCCGCCGACTGACCAGGAGAAGGCGCCGGCCCTAAGCGCCCGTTTGACCCGGAGACAAAGATGCAAAACACCTGCCTCGCGGCCTTGCCGGTCGCGTCGGGATCGCGCGCGTGACGGCCCTGCGAATCCTCAACCTGGCCGTTTGGGGCATCATGATGGCGTACATGCTGCCGGGTGCCTGGTCAGCCCTGACCAGCCGCGCTCGCTATGGTGACCCCATGCGCCTCGCGTGTGCGCTGACGGCTATCGTCATGATCGGCTTCAACGCTCGCGCGCTGTTGGTGCCCGACGATCTGCTGCTCTGGAAGGGGCTGCTCGCGCTCAGCGCCGCCCTGGCGGTGTTCATCCTCAAGCTCGGCACAACCTACGGGCGCGGTCCCCTCCTATCGCTGAAGGATGACGACGATGCCGGCTGAAGCCGCAGTGCCAGTAGCGGTCCATGGATGGACGTGGACCGCCAGCCTCATGACGCTTGCAAACGTGCTGATCGGTGGGCTGTTTGTGGCGATCATCCGCACCCGGCCCGCGCTGAAGAAGATCGCGAATGAACGCGAGGCCAACCTGTTGACGGAGCGTGCGGCCGAGATGACTACGATGCGAGCGACCATCGCGAAGCTTGAGGCCCGGCTCGACGCGAAGGATATTCAGCACGAGGCCGAACGCGCCTACGATCGGCACCGGATCAACAACCTTGCGACGTCGCTAAACGCTTTCTTCCTGATGGTGAAAGCGCACCCCGAAGATGCAGCAACAGCTGCTTCGATGATCGAGGAGATGCGCACGCGGCAGGTCGAGGAAGAGAAGAAAGAGAGCATCGCTCTCCGGGATCTCGTCGCCAAGCTAACGATCGAAAAGGGCGACCAGTGACCGATGCAGACCGCCACTGGCGTTACGCCCTCGCCGCCATGCTGATCCTTGCGTCGTTCGCACTCGGCATGGCCGTCGTCTTCCACGCCGTTCCTGCTGACAATCAGCGGATGGTCGACACGCTGTTCGGCGGCCTGGTGACGATCACCGGCAACGCAGTGCTCAAGGCGATCGACGGTGCACGCGTCGTGGAAGATGCGAAGACGATCAGCCAGCAGTCGGCGCAACTTGCCGACGCACGGCCCGCTGATGCGCCTAGTGGTCGCTCTGGCGATCCGCTCGCAGTTGTCGAAGAAAGCCGTTGATTGGAACGCCCCGCCCCTATTTGTTGACGGACAAGGGGGAGGGACGAGGCGCCGATACCTAGACGGAGCGGAAAGGTAAGTTCCGCAACGGGAAAAAGATGCGGATCGCAGATCCGCGGCCCCGGAGGCCCAAACTGGCGACCCGCAATCCGCCCAATTGGTGGAAGAGGCGCCGCGCCGGGGGGATACCTGACGCGACGCCTCCCCTGTTACGGGCCGGGGTGCCTGAAAGGCGCTGGGCTTGGCCCGCGCGGAGAGTTTCGTGCGCTTAATCCGACGAGACAAGAGCCAATTTACACATGCGGGAAGCACCCCACTCCGGATTGTTGACGGACAATGGGGGAATGGGGCGCCCGGTGTGAACCTCGATTCCGGCGAGCCGGATCGTCGGTCCCGGTTCTTCGACGCGCCGGCCGATGACAATACCCAACGAGCCAACTTTTTGAGAAAGTGAGCGCCGCGCGCGCCAAAGGGAGTTCGGACCGGGCGCGGCGCCCACAAGCGACCCAAGCTTGTGCCTGGTGCGACCGCGCCACCCTCGGACATTTACTTACGTAGCA